GCAGCAGGTGACGTTAAGTCAATTGCGCCAGTACCATTAGTAGTTGCGAAAGGATTAGCAACCATACCATATCTAGTTTTGAAACCGATTTTTGGTTGGAAACTATCTTGACCAACTGCTCTTACCATTTGTAATGGCACGTAAGGACAATAGAAAATCCCAGAGTCGTATGGTGAAGTACCTTTGTAACCTACAACGTAGAATTGAGAAGCAGAAATGTTTGCACTATATGGATCAATGTAAACTTTAAATTTACCATTTAATACACCAGCGAAAGTATTTCCTGTGTCATCAACATTTAAGTTAGTAGCAAGAGCAGGAGCGTAATCTAATACACCACTCATTTGAAGTGCCGAAGCAACATCAGCTGAACAGATAATTATATTACCTTTTCCTCTTCTTGTTAGTTGACCAATTGCATTAGCATCTCTCTCTAATTGGAATAATAGTCCTTTGAATTTCTCAACTGACCATCTACCATTAGAGTCTGTGTCTAAGTCAAATGTTCCTGCAGTAGTAACATTAACTTGAGCACCAGCTTTTGCAGTAGTGTAGATTGTTCTAACAACTTCTCTGTTGATTTCCGCAAGGATTTCAGAAGATAGGATGTTAGCAAGTTCTGTTTCAGCGTCTAAACCGTGGATTGCTTTTAAGTCTTGAGCAAGTTCCATAGTGTATTCAGCTTTAAGAGCTCTTGATTTTGCAGTAACCGTAACTTTATCGATTGAGAAAGCCATTTCAGCAAACTCATCAGTACCATCGCCAAGCGTTTCTGCTTGTGCAGTTGACATACCGTCACCAGTTGTGTAAGTACCAGCGGGTGAATCGTTAAGAATTGCCGGATTAGTTCCTGCTTGTACAGAAGTTGAACCTGTGTCAGACGCAGCATCTCTTGATGAGAAGTCTGAATCAGCTTCGTTAAATAATGCTTCAGTTCCACCTTGTGTTCCAAATCTTGATTTCATAGCGAAAATCAAACCAGTTGGACCAGTCATAGGTTGAACACCACATACATCGTAAGCAATAAGGTTAGGCATTGCTCTTCTAACAAGTGATATTAAAACAGGATCCCAATTGTCAACAGATGAACCAGTTGCGTTAGTTGGTGCAGCTTCTGACATAAATGATCTGTCTTCTCTAACTGCTTTTTCTTGGTTTTCCAAGATAACAGTTGTCACAGCTCTTTTGTATGCGTCACCGATTTTTGGTAAATCAGGATGCTCCAATACTGGCTGCCATTTGTCTTGTAAGTTTTCAGTAAGATACATTTTTATCTCTCCTAAGTTTTATTAATTAATTAAATCTTTACAGATTTAAGGTTTTTAGTAATAGCGGCTGTATATGCAGCCATAGCATCGGTATTGCTCTCAATTGGAGCGTTAGCCGCAACTGTATCAACGTCATCTTTCGAAGCAGTTTCAACAATCTTTGTTTTAGGGAAGTAAGACTCTTTAATAGTTTCTAACTTTTCCTTAAACTTGTCAGCACTATCGTACTCAACATTCTCAGCCATCTTCTCGAATTTTTCTTTTTCTGTATCAGCTAAATCTTTTGCTATATCAGCAATTGCTTTAGACTTTGCAGATTCAGAAACTTCTTTAGTTAGATCAACATTTTTTGAAATTTGTTCATTTAACTTTTCTTCAAGTGATTTATTCTGATTAGTTAGGTCGTCTAGTACATTGTATTTTTCTTCTGGAACATCAATATAATGTTCTTTGAATAAGTCTTTAAGACCAGTAATAAAGTCCTCAGCAATTTCAGTTCTAATTCCTCTTTCAACTGCTAATTCATTTTCTTTCATCCATTCTTCAACAACATAGTTTAGGTATGAGTCAACTTTTTCGACCATAGCTTCTTTTACTGTTTCAGTTTCTGCTGAAAGTTTTTCTTCGTACTGTGCCTCAAGGATTTTAGTTTGTTCTTGGATTCTTGTCTTAACAGCAGCTTCAAAAATCGTAGCAGCTTTATCTTTGAATTCCTCAGATAAATCAGCGTCGCCTGAAACTAATGCTTTAACATCAGCAGATAAGTCGATCTCAACTTCTTTTTCTTCTACTTTGTCTTCAGCAACAGCTTCTCCTGTTGCTTCAACTTCTTCTTCTTTCATAGATTTAGGTTTTTGATCGTTTTCTAAAGAACCATCTTTAGCACTTTTCTTAGCTGGATCCGAAGTATTTTGTTTTGCCTTTGAAGCAGCATCTGGATTCTTATCAGTTGGTTTTACAACTGGAGCGCCCATATCAACTGCGTCATTTTTAAGGTGAGTAGCTTCGCCAGGGGCAGCGTCTTTTACAGCCGCATTAACTTCCTCTAACTTTTCTACTTCTTTTGTAGTATCTGACATTCGGTCTCTCCTTGATTATTAGTAATTTAAATTTATAAATTTAAGTTATTATTATTTATATGTTTTATCATCTTAAACATTACGCTTTCTATATAAGTTGCGTAGACTATTTAAGTTTAGATAAAAAGTCGTTAAAAATAGAGGCTTTTGTTTCTGCCAATTCGGTTCGTTTCGTGTTCTCTATTTGTTGTTTGTATCTTTCAACTTCCATACTTTTCAGTACGCCGTTGTCCCATACCCACTCTTTGCCTTCCATAATACCTTCTACGAAAGCATCGGGCGCTGATGGGTCTGCAACTATATCAGCCGCAGTAGCAAGATAGAAATCTTTACCGACAGTACTGCCTTGTATTGATCCCATACCTCTTGATGATACACCTAGTTGAGCACCTTCGTCAATTAAATTTTTAACGATTTTACCATATGGCGTATCCATTATCTTAGCCTCACCTATGAAGTTTTTACCTTCTG